GGTTTCACAACCGGGGCTGGCGCAGGAGCGGGCGCAGCCAATTTAGGAGCAGCGGGTTTGGCCCCATCCATTTGAGCCGCGCTCATAGTGATTGCGTTGATAGCATCTTCGCTCTCAGCCTTTTCCACAACAATCGCAAACTGGTCTTCATCCAATGGCTCAACAGCGCGGAAAGTCAGCTTCGGTGTAGCCGAGTTAGTATCGAACCTAATCTCTGTGATAACACTGCGCACACCCAGTCCGTGACCATTGAGGAATTTGGCATATTGCTGAAGTGGCATTTTGTCGCCTGTGCCCTTACCGAAGATAGACTGGGCTGGAAGAATCAACTGATACACATCGCTGTTTTCGATGTTGTTAGCCATCACTACAGCGAGGCGCTGCTGATAGCGGCAGGCGCGAGAGTCGCCCTGACCAGAGCCTTTGATATTCATAGGGCAGGTTGCACATGCCGTGGACTGCACGTTTGCCGCCTTGGGGTCTGGCTTGATGCCATCCGCTGACCAGCAGTCGGGAGCTTTGGCTTCTCCTTCCTTATACACGCCCTCGTAATACTGGCGGCTAACATTCTCTGCGGCGTTGACGATTACGATATCCATAGAGCGCTCTTCGCTTTTGGCAACTTCCTTACCATCTACGAACATACGGAACACATTGCCGCGAATAGATATACGCTTGTTGCCACTACCCCCACCAGCTAGCCGGCGAGTCATTTCATCGGTGCCCTGACGCAAATGCGCAGGAATAACAGCTTTAGCGTTTCTGAAAAGTGTGAGTTCTGACATGATTAAATCCTCGTTAAAGAGTTAAGTTGCTCGTAGGTTTTTAGCAGATCGGATTTCTTATAGAAAACTCTACCTCGTTGGTTTTTATAGGCGCTCAATACGCCCATTTTCCTCCATGTGTATAAGGTCATTCTGGAAACGGCCAGAAGTCCCACTGCCTGTTTTACAGACAGCATCTCGTCGTCAGGCGGTTGCGCATCATACGATGCACCAGTGTCTTCGTCAATCATCATTACCCCTTCGTTATGCGAATCGAATACTCGCTGTTACTGTTCAACCCCATAGGTAGGGTGTCCGGGTGTTCATCCAAGAACGTCTGCATATTCTTCTGTGCTATCCGTTGCTCCAGAAGATGGAACGCATCATGCTCTTTGATGAACTCATACATGCTGTCCCAATCATTCGTGCCATAGCGAGTCTTCACTATTCTGGCTACCGTGCCGTGTGGGGTCTTGAACCCTGATACCCCCGTCTCCTTGCAAATATCATGCAGCTTGTCCGTTACCAGCTTCAACTGCATCTTCAACTCTGCATCTTCAGCGTCAAACTTCTGGAGCAGTACACTCCGTGCGTTTCTTATCTTGATGTACGCGGACACTAAACGGTCAGCCGTGATCTCGTTGCTCATCTCTATTCTCCTAAGTTCAGCCGCTCACCAGCGGCGTAGGTGTAGTATGCCAGTACCGTCTAGCGGTGTCAAGCGTTAGTTATCTCTTGTCTATACATTTCCAGCAGTGTGTTCTGCGCCAGTGTGCGAGTCTCCAGCGCCTTGTATAGCTTGCGCTCTACACCTGAACTGACTAGCTTAACGACCAGACAGGGGTTGCGCTGTCCCGCCCTATGCACACGGGCATTCGCCTGAAGCCATATCTCTGCACTGGTAACAGGGCCGAACCACACGATAGTATTAGCCGCTGTAAGCGTGACTCCATGCGCGGCGGATTGAGGCTGGATGACCAGCACTTGTGGTTTGTCTGAGGTCTGAAAGTCTGCGAATATCTCTGCGCGTTTCTTAGCGCTGACCCCACCGTGTATAGTCTCGTTAGCTATACCATGCTTGTTGAGGAACTCCTGCACCATCTCTATCGAATGCCGGAAGTTAACGAACACCAGTGTCTTGTGGCTGCTCTCTTGTATCACCTCTAGCATCTCATTGAGTTTGCCCTTGCAGTCGAACTCCACCACCTCTCCAGTATCGCTGTAGACCGCTCCGCTAGAAATCTGAAGCAACTTATTCATGTTGACCGCCGCGTTCACAGCGGAGATATCTGCGTCGGCTATTTGGATCAGCATGTCCTGCTTCAGCTGCTTATAGTATTTCTCCTGCTGTGGAGTCAGGGGGATATCGCGCTCTGCATATAGTAGCTCGGGCAGGTCAAGGCACTCTTCTTTGGTAAACCGTATGGCAGGTTGCAGGATGGCATGGATCATCTCTTGCGCTTCTGGCTTGGGGGCATACTTGAACTGAGTGATCTTGTACATCACCTTATCTCTGAACGCGCCGAAGAAGTTAGGCACACTCTTGGGGTTCATCATCTTGGCTAGGCCATACGCATCCACGGGGCTCTGTGCAGCAGGGGTGCCCGTCAACATCCACAACCAAGTGTTAGGTGTGATTAGGCTATTGATTACTTTCCAGCGCTTTGTTGTACTCGTCTTTACATAGTTGGCCTCATCGAGTACCACAAGGTCGAACCCACCTGTAGCCAACTCTTTGCGTACAGACTCAACGCCATCATAGTTGATGATAACGAACTCTGCGTCCGACTCTATGACCTTGACTCGCTTATCACGAACACCATGTGCAATGTCTACCCTACGCCCCATTACGGTTTTGAAAAGGTCTGCTCTCCATGCTGAGTCCATAATAGACAGAGGGCAGACAATCAGCACCCGCCGAATGAGCCCTTGCCGCATCAGATAGTCAGCCGCCCATGCTACGCTACAAGTCTTTCCTAGCCCCTGCTCATTCCAGCAGTAAGCGCGTTTGTTGAGGGATAGAAATCCAGCCGTTGCCTTCTGGTGCTCAAAGGGCTTATAGATTCCCGGCCACTCATACCTAGACTCTATAGGCGAAGGTACTTTCTTAAAGCCGAGGTTGTGCAGGATTTTGGTGTTACCCAGCGTCCACTTCACGGCTACCTCGTAACCCTTACCTTTCGGCGTGTCTAGCTCTTTAACGATCTGCGACTGAGGCAGAACCTCAGTGATCTTATACGGATTGCGGGTACGCAGCACTACCGCACGGTTAGCTACAATTTCCATATCTTCCTCTTAAATCAACCGCATCAAGGCTGCGGAGGGGGCCTACTAACGAACTGAAAGATTACACGATGTCGTGGTCTTCTGCAAACAATTCAAACAACTGGGGCTTATTGAGACTGCTATCAAAATACCAAGCCCTCACTTTATCAGCACACCACTTCTGTTCTCTGGAAGCAATGCGGAACGTGAAAGCTATCAACTCATCTATGTTGCGCTCAATGATCTCTTCGTGAAATCCTGCTTCTTTAGCAAGGTCTTTCACCGCACGGGTGGAAACTTTCATTTAGGTTTATGGTTACTCTTCCTTGGGAAACTCATGTTCTTCTTAGGCGACTGCAGTGTGTATCCGTCTGCATTTGTACCGCCGTTGGCGAGGGCTTTCTTATGTGCCACATGCTTGCCGGTACGATCTACGCCCTTTTTGTCTAACTCTCTTCTGGCTCTCTGCCTTTCTAGCCGAGCTTCGTGGGCTCCGGGTCTGGCCTTTTCTAATTTGGTTTCGTGGCGGTAGTTGCGATTCTCTGGTTTGATAGGCATACTGGTACTCTTTTAGTTGGCGGTAAACTTGTTGCCTTTTCTTATGTTATCAATATAAGGAAGCACTTGCAAATTCCAAGGCACATGTAGCCCGCTAACAATTTCTCCTCTCAATGGCACTATGTGATCTACATGCCATTCAACACCCGTAAGCTCTGTTCTTAACACGGCTAACGCATATATTTCTTTCATCATCCATTTGTGCGAAGATGACAACCATACAGGAGAGCAATGTTTCTTTTTTGTTTGGTATGCTCTTACGTAATATCGTATCAAACCTCTATTTTTTTCTCTGTATGCTTTTTGATATTTGCGTATTTTGTCTTTATTGCGTTGGGCGTATTCTTTGCTTTTAGCGCTAATAATTTCAGCTTTTTCTTTTCTGTATTTTGCCGCATACGTTTTCTTACTCTTACTGATTTTTTCTTTATTATCGTAGTAGTAAGTCAATGTATCTTTTTTAAGCTTGTCTTTATTCGCCTCATAATAAATAGCATTGTACTCTTTTCTATCTCTCTTAGGTCGCACTTTGCCTAACTCTTTCTGTCTTTTAAAGTACTCCTTCATGTATAACTTTTTTCTTTCTGGGTCTTTATGAGGCATTAGTTTCTCCCATTATGGGCGCACGACAAAACCTCACACCACTTACGGCATAGAGGATTCTGCTTTGGATTAAAAATGCCAGTCGAATATGACACTTCCCTCTGTGTCAACAGGTCCGCCAATTCACCAAAAATATCCAGCCCTCGCTCTGCCTCATACTCTGCACGTATGAACTCCTTTGAGACAACGAACAGCAGTGAAGCTTTGATCTTCTCAAGCTCAGGGAATTTCAAAAAGAGCGCAGCAGCCATAAGCGCCAGCTGTCTTGTATCCGCATACTTCGCGCTCTTACCTGTCTTGTAATCTACGATCCAACCTTTGGCCCCGTCAATAATAACCAAATCAGCAATACCACGGAACCATACACTACTATCGAAGAAATCACATGCCACCAATCGACCGTCATCTTTCTTTACTCCCAGCTTTAGTTCACAATGTTTCTCACCGGGAATGGCAACCAGCTTATCCAGATAAGGCTTAATAAAGGCAAACTGCCCCGGCAGTTCTTTACCATCTCTTATGTACTCTTCAGCCGCAAGGTGCAGTGACTTCCCGTACAGTGTAGCTTCGCTATCAGTAAACTTAACTTCCTTGGTGATCTTCTCGGCTTCGTACTTCTTAGGGCAAGTCTCGTATGTCTTGAGTCCACTGTAGCTCCATGCACCGGGGGTTTTACTCATTGAGCAAATGCTCCGTTCTCTTTCTCTTCGTAGACAGCATCTGCACAGCTTATGAGCATTTCTCCATACAGCCTAGCTCTAGCTGCGGTCATCGTTAGGTATGTTGTCTTGTATCCGTTTTCACTGAGGTTGAGCATAACAGTCAGTCCTTCAACAGCGTCATCATAAATACCGATAGATATTCCAACAGTAGGTAGCGTTTTTTCTTCTACCATTACATGCACTCCTTCAAATTTTTACCTATCCCTCCCTCAGCAGCCAGCGGTAAGTCTGGAGCCCACTCAGGAGATTTTGTCATTTCTGCCAGCATAAAAGAGTATGCTGTCTCTGCTTCACTTTCTGGAACTACGATAGCACAACTGTCATGCACGGTCAACGCGATCCTGTACCTCTTGTTTATCCTCACCATCGCTTCGCTCATCACACAACGGGCTACGCTTTGAGTGCAGTTCTGTAGAATTTTGCTGCTATATATCTTCTTCTTTACACCCCGTCTTCCTTCATACGACCACTCTAGCCTACCCTCGTCGTTCACATGTTGCGCTAGACCCGGATACTTGATGAACATCCCGCTAGGAAGTTGTACTCCTTTTTTGCCGTGTACAGGTAGACTCAAGGCACCGGGGCAATAATCATAGTAGGAGTCTTCGTGTACAGCATCGATAACATTAGCCCCCATACGCCATGCACTTACCACATTAGGATGCAGGTCTCTGTATGCACTGACGATACGGATGGATTCTTCCTCTCCCACATCCACTCCTGACCCCAACTTAATAGCTTTACGTAGCACAGGCGCTGAAGCCCCGAAGCCGAGTCCTAGTACAGCTGTTTTCGAGATGAAGCGTTGCTGCTTGTCAATCTCATTATACGGAACACCGAACACTTTGCTGCCGAACACACGATACATATCCGTACCGGAACGAATGACATCTAACTGATCCATCTGCCCTGCCAAGTACAAATTAACCCGCACCTCAATGTTCGACAAGTCGAACCCGACTACTACGTATCCATCAGGCGCAACGATAGCCTCCTTGATTCGAGAGGTTCTTGCTATGTTCTGTAACTGTAGAGCTCCCCCATCTCCCCCCGCTGAAAACCGACCTGTAACTTCCGCTCCGTAATACTTCAACCCAACAGGTAGTAGCGGATACACGTCCGCTGTCTCAATCAACCGAATAGTCTTAGTCTCTTCTAAAGTCTCCTTGGTCTGCAGCCTAGCTGCGACAACTGTTTGCACCGTCAGGTCATCGTGCTCAAGAAGTGATAAC